CTCCGTGGGACCAAATTGAAATTTATGGTTCCGCTTCGGGGTATTATAGTAGTACACAAGGAACCCCTGCTGGGGGACCTCACACAACCGTCCAACGGTATTATTCTGATACCGCTGGCGATTGGACACTCTCTCTTCCTTCCACCTGGCGCGTAACAGAAGAAGAAGTTTCAGAGCTAATTCCAGCCGCATACGATATGTATGTAACTGAAGCAGCCGCGAAAATTTATTCTTCTGGTTATGACGCTCTCACGGCGATCGCTGAGTTAACAGAGGTCAGAGCCATGTTCACGTCCGCAGCTAAAAAGCTTTGGCACTTGGACTTTCCAAAAAATTGGAAGACTCTTGTATCTGCTTGGCTCGAGGGTCGTTATGGTTGGAGAACGTTCTTCTACGATCTTATATCGTTGAATGAAGCGATTCGCAACTTTGACGAGACTCGAACAAGATTCTCAGAAAGAAGTGGTAATACACACACCACTTCTGTTTTATCGTCGACCACCATAGATCACTCTACTTGGGGTTATGATTTAGTTCAAAATACAACCTCAAAGATATCTATGCGTGGGTCTGTGGTCGCTGATATTGTAGTACCGAAATTCCAATTCAATCCTTTACAGACTGGTTGGGAGTTAATTCCTTTCAGTTTTGTTATTGATTGGTTTGTGAACGTAGGGAGTGCATTAGCTGCGATCAATTTTGTTACCTTCTCTACGAAGTATTCAGCCAGTAAGGGGTACAAGATATCTATTTGTCGTGAAACCGCTACTGCCAATATTTGGTATAACGGTGGAAAGGCATTTGATTTTCTTGACTTCAATTTCTGGATGAACGCTAGAAGTGAAGGAACGATTGAGAAGCGAGTCCCTTGTGGTGTACCCATACTACCGTCTTCAATTGTGAAGCTTAATGCATGGAAGGTCGCTGACCTACTTGCACTGCTATCACAAATAAAATGGAGGTAAGTATGGCGGCAATGACTACTGCCCTCACCGAATTCGCCAATAATGGGAATTCACGCACGTCAACGATAACAGGCCATACGGCTGTTAAGCCAAAGCTGGTGATCGAAAAACGACGTGTCCCGGAAGGAAATCAAGTTATCGCGGAATACAGTTGC